ACTGGTCACTGGAACTTTAGTCTTCCAGTTACAGCACAAAACTCAAACTTTACGTTTTCAGCGGCAATTCTTGACGATGGAGCTTCTTGGTATGGTGGCATAGGAAATGGTAACTACACAGGTTCAACCACAAGCTTTGCAGTAATTATCCCTGGCACAAATGCTGCTGTCACAACGTGGGCAGTAGTCGGTAACGGTGGTCCGTTTGAGTGGGGAACTGCAGATAACATCACAATTTCAGGAAGCTACGAAGCAGTCTAATTTAATAAGAATTTAGAGTTTAATTTTATTTTAATCACCTTTTTTATTTAGGGTAAAATTGGCTTTGGGAATCATCCCACTCGAGTGAAATGAGAAAAATCTATGCCAATTAATTTCCCAGATACGCCGTCGTTAAATCAGACGTTCACATCTGGAACAACAACTTGGCGTTGGAATGGCACAGTATGGCTAGTAGTTCGTGACTTCGCACCAACAGGTGCTACAGGTCCTACAGGTCAAACAGGTGCTAACGGACAGACTGGTGCTACAGGCGCTACTGGTTTAACAGGTGCAACAGGTCTTACAGGTGTGACTGGTGAGACTGGTGCAGTTGGTAACACTGGTGCAACTGGTGAAACTGGTGCAAACGGTAATACAGGTGCAACAGGTGAAACTGGCGCAGTTGGTAATACTGGAGCAACTGGATTAACAGGTGTAACTGGTGCAACAGGTGAAACTGGAGCAGTTGGTAACACAGGAGCAACTGGTCTTACTGGTGTAACTGGACAAACTGGTGCAACTGGTGAAACTGGAGCGCAAGGAAATACTGGTGCAACTGGTGATGCTGGAGCAACTGGTGCAACTGGTGCACAAGGTAACTTCGGTGGTATTACTGTTGAATACAACTTTAGTACTAACACCACTGTTTCCGACCCAGGTTCTGGAAATGTAAAATTCAACAACGCTGACTTAACATCTGCATCAAAGATGTCTATTGATGATGAAGATGCAAATGCAGTAGATATTCAATCAATGCTGCGTACAATTGATGACTCAACAAGCACAATTAAGGGTCACTTACGTATATCAAATAAAGCAGATTCTACAGATTTTGCTTTACTTACAATTAGCGCAATTGCAGAGCAGACAGGCTACTTTGAAGTAGATGTTGCTTATGTATCTGGCTCATCAACATCATTCTCAAATAGTGAAGATGTAATTATCACTTTTGCAAGAACAGGTGATGCTGGTGCTCAAGGAAATACTGGAGCGCAAGGTAATACTGGTGCTACAGGTATCACTGGAGCAACTGGTCTTACTGGTGTAACTGGACAAACTGGTGCAACTGGTGAAACTGGAGCAACTGGTGAAACTGGTGCAAACGGTAATACAGGTGCAACAGGTGAAACTGGCGCAGTTGGTAATACTGGAGCAACTGGATTAACAGGTGTAACGGGGCAGACTGGTGCTACAGGTGAAACTGGTGCAATCGGTAACACAGGTGCAAACGGTAATACAGGTGCAACTGGTCTTACTGGTGTAACTGGAGCAACTGGTAACACAGGTGCTGATGGTCAGTTCTCAACAACTGAATCAACACCTCCAACAAGCCCAGCTCCTGAAACTGGAGATGCATGGTTTGATCCTTCAAACGGTATCGTATTTATTTACTACGACGGTTACTGGGTTGAAGCAGTCGGTGGAAACGTTGGTCCTACAGGTATCACAGGTCCTACAGGTGTTACTGGACAGACAGGTGCACAAGGAAGCTTTGGTGGCGCAACCTTCGAGTATGCGTTTGACACAAACGTAGCAGACTCAGATCCAGGTGCTGGTGAACTTAAGTTCAACAACGCAGATTTAAGTGCTGCAGCATTAATGTACATCAACGAAGCCGATGCAGATGCAGTTAACATCGGATCATTCCTTACAACTATCGATGACTCTACAAATCCTATTAAGGGTCATCTAAAGGTAACTAACAAGACAAACGCTGCTGACTATGCGTTGTTTACAATTGTAAACAACACTATTACAGGTTCAGGCTATTACAAGGTATCCGTTACACACATCGCTGGAGCTACATCATTTAGCAACGCCGAGGAAGTAACAGTTACTTTCGCCCGAACAGGTGACGTTGGTGCTAATGGTGCTACAGGAGCAACTGGTCAAACTGGTGCAACTGGTCCAACAGGATCAAATGCGGTTCTAACACTAGTTCAGAACGCACAGACTGGAACATCTTATACACTCGTAACATCGGACGTTAACAAGCTCGTAGAGCTTAGCAACGCTTCGGCAATTACGTTGACTGTTCCTACAAACTCTGCAACACCAGGGTTTAACGTTGGAGACCAAGTTAACCTTCTTCAAACTGGAGCAGGTCAGGTCACAGTCGGAGGAGCTGGAGTTACCATCAACGGTACGCCAGGTCTTAAGCTTCGTGCACAATGGTCATCGGCTACGCTGATTAAGCGTGCAACCGATACATGGGTACTTGTTGGAGATCTCTCCGCATAACCTAAATATTAGGTAGAAACTGCCCATCTTTTCACGAAGGTGGGCAGTTTTTTTATATAGAAAGTTCAAATTTGTAGTATAGTAGTGCCATCCTTTTGCTGAAGTAAGAGAGTAATATGCCTATTGATTTTCCTAACAGTCCAGACGTAAATGAACCATTTACATCGGGATCCACTACATGGAAGTGGGACGGAACCGCCTGGAAGGTCGTTCGCGACTTTGCGCCTACAGGCGCTACAGGTCAAACTGGACCAACAGGTGTAACAGGCGCAGTTGGTAATACTGGTGCTACAGGTATAACAGGTATTAATTGGCGAGCAGCCTTTGATTTTATTGAATATAACGTTCGTGATGTAGTTCAATACAACGGAAGTACATATTTTTGTAATACATTTATTGCAAGCGGGGATGCTATTTCACACATCCCTGGTGCATCTGCAAGGTGGGATTTACTTTCTGGTAAAGGAAATACTGGTGTAACAGGGCAGACTGGTGAAACAGGTGCAACAGGTTTAACTGGTGTAACTGGTGATACAGGCGCTGTCGGTAACACAGGTGCAAACGGTAATACTGGTGCTACAGGTGAAACTGGAGCGCAAGGAAATACTGGTGCAACTGGTGAAATAGGACCTCAAGGATCCGCAGGTCCTCAAGGTGTTGGTGGTAACACTGGTGCAACTGGTGCTACAGGTGTAAGTATTACTGGAAATACTGGTGCAACAGGTGAGACTGGTGCTACTGGTGCAACAGGTGTAGGCGAGACTGGTGCACAAGGAAATACTGGTGTTACGGGTGTTACGGGTGCTACGGGTGCTACGGGGGTAACTGGACCTGAAGGCTCATTCGGCGGCGCGACGTTTAAGTATGATTATGATGGTGCATCGGTTGTGGATGCTGATCCAGGTCCAGGAAAGATTCGTCTTAGCAGCCTTACCCTTTCATCGGCAAATGCTCTTTATATCGACGACGTCGACCTAGACTCCGTCAACGTTAGTTCGTTTTTACAAACGATTGACGACTCTACCTCGACCATCAAGGGTCACTTTAAAATATCAAAGCAGTCAAATCCTGCTGTCTTTTTTCTTTATGAAATTGATTCGGTAATAGATGAGACCGATCACTTTAATGTTAACTGTTCATACCTTGCGGGAAGTGGAACTCTTACTGACGGAGATGACGTATACATTACCTTTGCTCGCACTGGAGATGCAGGTGACCAGGGACCTACTGGTCAAACAGGGGCAACTGGTGCAACTGGTGAAACTGGTGCAACTGGTGAAACTGGTGCAGGCGAAACTGGTGCTACTGGTCCAACTGGAGCAACTGGTGTAACAGGCGCTGGAGTAACTGGTGCTACAGGACCGACTGGCATCGGAGATTTACTTTACCTAGCGGCAACTTACCGTTAAACTAACAGAAAAGGAAAAATAAAAAATGGCAGCAGCACCAAATTTTGCCGCGACTGTTCGCGTCTCGGCAGCTAATATTGCAACAGCCGACACTTCGCGTACCTCACCTACCAACGTAGGTACCGTGTTCACCGCAGGAGCAAGCGGCTCACGCATCGACGAGATCAACATCGTCTCGACGGGAACTACAACCGCGGGAGTAGTACGTCTATGGGTATACACTGGTTCAACATACTATTTACTTCAAGAAGTTATGGTGACTGCTGTTACTCCATCTACTACTCAAGCTGTGTTTTCATCCACATCTACCTATAATAATTTTATGTTACCTTCTGGGCATTCACTTAGAGCAACAACTAATAATTCAGAATCTTTTAACGTTATAGCTTTTGGTGGAGACTTTTAATCTATAAAGGAGTCTTTTAATGAATTATGGTAGGGAAGATGGATTTAATAATAACACCGAAATAGTTAACGGTGAGTATAACCCTACAACTTTACAGAATGAAAGACAAGGTTATTTACGCTTTTTTCTTAAAGGATTTGAACCCGAGGATTTTTCATTGTCTTCTGTTGATGAGTCATATACTTTTAGTAAAAGATCAAGTAAGTCTTCTGTAGCAACAGGCCAGCTTTGGGCTAGAGAAACAATAAGTAAGACTCAAGTACTATCTTCTGTTACATATGGAAACGGAGTGTGGGTAGCTGGTGGGGGACAAGGAAGTTTATTCATATCAACTAACGGTGGGACAGTATGGAATGTTCCATCATCTTATACTTCTACCGCTAATAACATTAATACACTTTCATATGGAAATGGCGTTTTTGTAGCGGCAGGTGCTTCTGGATTCTTTAGAGTATCAACTGTAGAGACTACATGGAGTGCAATTGGAACTAATACTTCTTCAGGTATTCATGCAGTCGCGTATGGAAATGGTGTGTGGGTAGCGACAGGTGTACTTGGAATACTGTTACGCTCAGATAATTTATACACATGGAGTCAACCAACTACTTCAAATACAAGTACTTTAAACTCTATTTTTTACGGTAATGGTATCTGGGTTGCAGGAGGTAATAGTGGAGCAGTAAGAACATCTACTGATAGTGGTGTGACGTGGAGAGGATACGGATCTAACTTTGGCACAACTGCCATAACTTCAATTGCATACGGAAACGGCACGTGGGTCGCGGTGGGTGCAAGTGGAACGTTAAGAACGTCTACTGATGCACTAACATGGAACACGCAAACTTCACAGTTTGGTTCAACTACTATTTTCTCGGTTGCATATGGAAATGGAATTTTTGCTGCGGTAGGAAGCGCAGGAACGTTAAGAACGTCTACTGATGCAATAAACTGGAACACGCAAACGTCACAGTTTGGTTCAACTTTAATTCAATCCATTGCATATGGAAATGGAATTTTTGCTGCGGTAGGAAGCGCAGGAACGTTAAGAACGTCTACTGATGCACTAACATGGAACACGCAAACTTCACAGTTTGGTGCAACTGCTATTGCAGCCGTTGCGTACGGCAACGGTGTCTGGGTTGCAGGAGGAAGCGCAGGAACGTTAAGAACGTCTACTGATGCAATAAACTGGAACACGCAAACGTCACAGTTTGGTTCAAGCGGTATCATTTCAATTGCGTATGGTAATGGAATTTTTGTTGCGGCGGGAGACGGAGGTACAATTTCATCATCAACTAACCCAGGCGTAGTGTGGGTTTCATCTAACTCTTTTTCTACAACTACTTTTACATCTATTACGTATGGAAATGGAACTTTTGCTGTGCTAGGAGGCTCCGCTCCATCTATGCGCACATCTACAAACGCTGTTACCTGGGTTTCAACGATGCCTCCGATAAAACTTTCAGGTTCAAGTGGTTTACAATCAATTGCATATGGAAATGGACTGTGGGTTGTAGGTGGAACTTCAGGTGTTATGGCTATATCAACTGGAAATCTTGTAAAATGGAAAGAACTTGGTTCTGGCTCATCTACTATTCATTCAGTTGCGTATGGAAATGGCGTGTGGATAGCAGGGTACAGTGCCGGAGCTCTGCGGACCTCAACAGATAGTGCACAAAACTGGAATTTAGTTGGAGTAGATAGAACAGGTATATGTAGTATTGCATATGGAAATGGAGTTTGGCTAGTTTCACATGCAGGCACAGGTGATAGACAATACGTTATATCAACAGACAACGGTGCTACTTGGACTGATACGCAAAGTGCTGGATTAAATGGGCAGCAAGCTATTCAATTAAGTTTTGGTAATGGAACTTTTGTTGCTGCAATTACGGGTGGAGTGATACAAGCGTCAACTGATGATGGTACTACTTGGAGAAATAACGGAACCATAGACTTAGGCTCGTCTGCAGCTTTATCCGCTGTTGCATACGGTAGCGGCACGTGGGTAGCTGGAACTTCAAGTGCCTTAATATCGTCAAGTGATTCAATTTACTGGCAAAGAAGACATAATCCAAGTGGAGTAACATATTCTGCCTTTGGAAACAGCGTCTGGGTGGCAACTTCAGGAACTTCAATAAGAACCTCTGTTGATGGAATTTCATGGACACTGCAGACCTCTAACTTTGGTTCAAGTACTATATGTGCGGTTGCGTATGGGAATGGCACGTGGACAGCGGTAGGCGCAGGTGGAACACTGCGGACCTCAACGGATAACGGTGTGATCTGGAATACACAAACTTCACAGTTTGGAACAACTGGAATCAACGCTATTGCATATGGAAACGGCACTTGGGTAGCTGGAGGACAAGCAGGAACGTTAAGAACTTCAACAAACGGCGGTGTGACCTGGAACACGCAGACGTCAACGTTTGGAACCAGTGCGATTAGCTCGGTTGCATATGGAAATGGTGTCTTTATAGCAGGAGGAGCAGGAGGAGCGATAAGAACTTCACCTGATGGTGTTACGTGGACCACGCGTACTTCTAATACTACAACTGCAATCCAGTCAGTCGCGTACGGCAACGGCACGTGGGCAGCTGGAGGAAATGGAGGAATGATAAGAACATCAACGGATAACGGTGTGACGTGGACAACACAGACTGGTTTTGGTACAAGTGTGATTAGCTCTATCGGATATGGTAACGGTTTATTCGTAGCTGCTGGACCTAGTGGTATGATGAGAACGTCAACGGATAACGGTGTGACGTGGTATCAATATGGACCTAACTTTGGCACATCAGCTGTCCAGTCAGTCGCGTACGGCAACGGTGTCTGGGTAGCTGGAGGTGCGAGTGGAACGTTAAGAACTTCAACTGACGCGCTTAACTGGAATACGCAAACGTCACAATTTGGTTCAAGTGGGATTAGCTCGGTTGCATATGGAAATGGAATTTTTGTTGCGGTGGGTATAGGTGGAGCGATAAGAACTTCACCTGATGGTGTTACGTGGACCACGCGTACTTCTAATACTACAAGTAGTTTGGATAAAGTTGCCTATGGTAATAACACATGGGTAGCAGGAGGATTTACCAGTGGTGGAACTAACAGCATAAGAACATCAACGGATAACGGTGTTACGTGGACTACGCAGGCATCTAACTACGGTGCTAACAATATTAACTCTTTACTTTATGGTAATGGAATATTTTTTCTTGCTGCGTCTAGTGGAAATTATAGAACTTCTACTGATGGACTAACATGGGTTACCAGAACATCTCCATTAGGTAGTAGCACCATAACAGCATCTGCTTATGGAAATGGTATATTTATAATTTCTGCTAACTTTGCAACGCGAATTTCAAGTAACGCTATAGACTGGTACACTCATGGTTCAAATTTTTCTTCTTCTCCTAGTACATGCGTTGTATCTTATGGTAATGGAATATTTTTAGCTGGTAACAGCTCTGGTCAACTTTTTTCTTCTACTGACTCAATTTTTTGGACCACACGAACTTCTAACTTTGGATCAAGTGGAATTAGTGCTGTTGCGTATGCAAACGGAACGTGGGTCTTGGGAGGCGCGGGGGGAACGCTGCGGACCTCAACTGATAATGCGATAACATGGAATACGCAAACTTCACAGTTTGGTGGAGCTGTAATCCAGTCAATTACTTATAGTAATGGAATTTGGGTTGCTGGAGGTGCGAGTGGAACGTTAAGAACTTCAACTGACGCGCTTAACTGGAATACGCAAACTTCACAGTTTGGAACCAGTGCGATTAGCTCGGTTGCATATGGAAATGGAATTTTTGCTGCAGCAGGTGCGGGTGGAGCGTTAAGAACATCTACTGATGCACTCAATTGGTATGCTTATGGAATTCAATTTGGATCTTCTACTATTCAGTCTTCTGCCTACGGCAATGGAGTGTACGTAGCAGCTGGTGATGGTGGAACTTTAAAAACTTCAACTGATCTAATAGTCTGGACGCAACAAACATCACAGTTTGGATCTAGTATAATTCGCTCTGTTGCATATGGTAACGGCACGTGGACAGCGGTAGGCGCAGGTGGAACACTGCGGACCTCAACGAATAACGGTGTGACGTGGAATACGCAGACGTCAACGTTTGGAACCAGTGATATTCGCTCTATTGCATATGGAAATGGCGTGTGGATAGCAGGAGGAGATACATTTGGTACAATTAGTATTTCAAGTGATGCAGTTAATTGGACAACTAGAGAATCAGGATTTAAAAATGGTAAAGTTCAATCAGTTGCCTATGGAGATGGCTTATGGACAATTGTAAGTAGTGCTGAGCCTGTCAATAAGATAAGAACATCAACGGATAACGGTGTGACATGGAATACACAACATTATACTGGCTCAAGCAGCTTTAACGCAGTTGCCTATGGAAATAATACATGGGTAGCACTTACTCAAGGGCACTTGTACAGATCTGACTTATTAGTGGGCTATAATCAACCTATAGACCCAAATCTATCTATTGTTGGATGGACACAATGAATAAAAATATAAGAAAAAACTACTATGATACAGGTGAAATAGTATTTGGTATTGACTCACCAGGAAGTTCATGGGTAAAACTTGATGGAAGCGTAGTTAAAGTTGATAGTAATTTTTCTAATAAACTTTCTAATTCTTCTTTAGCAAATTTAAAATTTTTAAATGATGGAAGTGGACTAAATATATGTGCGGTTGCGTACGGCAACGGTGTCTGGGTAGCTGGAGGTGCATCAGGAGTACTGCGTACGTCAACAGATGAACTTAACTGGAATACGCAAACTTCACAGTTTGGTTCAAGTACTATTTTTTCAATTGCTTATGGAAATGGAACTTTCGTTGCTGTAGGCGCGGGTACAGCTTTAAGAACATCAGAAAATGGTATTACATGGACTACGCGAACTTCTACATTTTTTACAGCCATATGTGCTGTTGCGTATGGTAATGGCGCGTGGATTGCTGTCGGTAGTTCAGCAAGTGTAAGAACATCAACGGATAACGGTGTGACGTGGACAACACAGACATCTAATTACAGCGCAACTATATGCTCTGTTGCCTACGGAAACGGCACGTGGGTTTTTGGAGGTGTAGGTGGAGGATTACGTACCTCAACTGATAACGGTGTGACGTGGAACACGCAAACAACTTTAAACTATTTAGTAACAGGAATTTCTAAAATAGCGTATGGAAATGGAATTTGGGCAGTAGCTTCAATTAACGCAGATGATACTATACAAACTTCTACTAACCTTATAAACTGGTCTATCCCAAAAACGTATACATCAGGACAAATAGCCAGTTATGCTTTAACATACGCAGATAATAAGTGGTTATTAGGAGGAATAAACAGTCAAGGAATTATGATTTCTACGGATGCACTTAACTGGAATACGCAGATATCATTAAATAATATAAATTCGATAGTTTACGATGCAGCTTATGGTAATAATGCATGGGTTGTAGTTGGACTGGGCGTAATTGCAACAACAAAAATATTAACTACTTTTAAAACACCTAATACATATCTCGGTAATGGTGTATATGGATGGATGAAAATAAAATGAATAATCAAGATTCTAAAAAAGAAGTAGTGTACAAGACTGGTAGTGTTATATATAGAAAAAGTTCATTAGGTTCACCAGGACCAGGCTGGTTAAATTTAAGTACTACTCAAACTATTAACTCAAATTCTAGACTTGGTAAAATAATTCCTTATTACTCTACTTGGTCTTCAGTTAATCATACTATTGGCTTAAGTATTATTAATTCTGTTGCTTATGGTAATGGGACATATATAGCAGCAGGTGCAGGAGGAGCGCTAAGGACCTCAACGGATAACGGTGTGACGTGGAATACGCAAACTTCACAGTTCGGTGCAAATGGAATTTGTTCTGCTGCATATGGTAATGGAGCTTGGCTTTTGGTGGGAGACGGAGGAAATGCAAAAACATCACTAGATAATGCGGTAAACTGGATTAATTACGGAGTTAATTTTGGTTCAAGTACTATTTTTTCAACTGCCTATGGTAATGGAATTTATGTTGCGGTAGGCGCAGGAGGAGCGCTAAGGACCTCAACGGATAACGGTGTGACGTGGAATACGCAAACTTCACAGTTCGGTGGAACTTCAATTTCTTCAGTTGCCTATGGTAATGGAGTTTTTGTAGTGGGAGGAGACTCGGCGGTATTAAGAACGTCTACTGATGCAATAAACTGGAACACGCAAACGTCACAGTTTGGAACAACTGGAATTCGTGCTATCACGTATGGAAACGGCACGTGGGTAGCTGGAGGACAAGCAGGAACGTTAAGAACTTCAACAAACATAACTGTTTGGAACGCTCATGGAAATCAGTTTGGTGCAACTGCCATATCTGCGGTTGCGTACGGCAACGGTGTCTGGGTAGCTGGAGGTGCGAGTGGAACGTTAAGAACTTCAACTGACGCGCTTAACTGGAATACGCAGACGTCACAATTTGGTTCAAGTATTATTTATGCAGTCGCGTATGGAAATGGAGTATGGGTTGTAGGAGGCGCAGGGGGAACGCTGCGGACCTCAACTGACACGCTTAACTGGAATACGCAAACTTCACAGTTTGGAACTAGTATAATTAGTGCAATTGCGTATGGCAACGGCACGTGGGTAGCGGTGGGTGCGGGTGGAGCGTTAAGAAATTCAACGAATAACGGTGTGACGTGGAATACGCAGACGTCAACGTTTGGAACCAGTGATATTCGCTCTGTTGCATATGGTAATGGTGTCTTTGTAGTGGGAGGAGCAGGAGGAGCGATAAGAACTTCAACGAATAACGGTGTTACGTGGACCACGCGTACTTCTAATACTACAAGTAGTTTAAACGCCGTTTCTTATGGTAATGGTGTCTTTATAGCGACAGGAGCAGGAGGAGCGATAAGAACTTCACCTGATGGTGTTACGTGGACCACGCGTACTTCTAATACTACAAGTAGTTTAAACGCCGTTTCTTATGGTAATGGTGTGTGGACTGCAGCGTCTTTTTCTGGAGGACTACGGACCTCAACTGATAACGGTGTAACATGGAATACTCAGACTCCTAACTTTGGTACAAGTGATATTCTTGGTGTTGCGTACGGAAATGGAACTTGGTTACTTGGAGGAAGTGGTGGAACTACAAGAACATCAACTAACAATGCTATAACTTGGATAGGATACGGTACTAATTTTGGAAGTACTCTTACTATCGATGCAGTTGGGTATGGAGGTGGTGTGTGGGTAGCGACAGGATTTGCAGGAACACTGCGGACCTCAACTGACACGCTTAACTGGAATACGCAAACTTCAGAGTTTGGCGGTTCAAGTGGAATTAGTGCTGTTGCGTATGGTAACGGCACGTGGGTTGCGGGAGGAAGCGCAGGAACGTTAAGAACTTCAACAAACGGCGGTGTGACCTGGAACACGCAAACGTCACAGTTTGGAACAAGTTCGATCGTAGCCGTTGCGTATGCAAACGGAACGTGGGTCTTGGGAGGCGCGGGGGGAACGCTGCGGACCTCAACTGACACTATAAACTGGAATACACAAACTTCAGAGTTTGGAACAAGTGGGATTAACTCGGTTGCATATGGAAATGGAATTTTTGTTGCGGCAGGTGCGAGTGGAAAACTGCGCTCCTCAACTGACACTATAAACTGGAGATCTTATGGACCTAACTTTGGCACATCAGCTGTCCAGTCAGTCGCGTATGGAAATGGAGTATGGGTTGCTGTAGGAATACAAGGTATGCTGCACTCCTCGACTGACGCGCTTAACTGGAATACGCAGACGTCACAATTTGGTTCAAGTACTATATGTGCAGTTGCTTATGGAAATGGAACTTTCATTGCGGTGGGTGCTAGTGGAACGTTAAGAACTTCAACTGACGCGCTTAACTGGAATACGCAAACTTCACAGTTTGGAACCAGTGCGATTAGCTCGGTTGCATATGGAAATGGTGTGTGGGCCGCAGGAGGTGCAGGAGGAGCGCTAAGGACCTCAACGGATAACGGTGTGACGTGGAACACGCAAAACTCTAACATTCCTATAACGTTAGGTATTTCTTCAATAGCCTACGGAGATGGAATATTTATTTTGGTAAGCTTAAATGGAGGAGTAAGAACGTCTTTAGATGGAATAAACTGGACAACACAGGTATACTCGTACGCAGGCGCGGACACACTTGAGCCTGTTTCTAGGGTAGCGTATGGGAATAACTCTTGGATTATCGCAGGAGGATCAAACCAGTCACTTTACATGGCTAAAAACAGCAAATCTATCCCTAAAACTTACCATGTACTTACTCCTATAGAGGCTCCAGTAGGATACACTCCTTGGATTAAAACCTAATATTATGATATTTAGCATAGTTTATGATACTATATCTACATGCTAAAATTGGACACTATACGTAGTACAACTTTGTTTGTCGCGACACCGTGCTACGGTGGACTAGTAAATGAAAAATACGTACAGTCCTTACTTCAACTAGTTTCTAAGTCAGCACAGTATGGAATGAAGTTAGGATACTTTACACGCTCTAATGAAAGTTTAATCACAAGAGCAAGAAATGATCTTGTTTTTACTTTTCTACAAACTCCAGCAACCCACCTAATGTTTATTGATGCTGATATAAACTTTAATCCAGACGATGTATTTAAGATGATTAGCATGAATAAAGACGTTATTACTGGAGCGTATCCTACAAAAATGATAGATTGGCAAAAAATGGCTAGCTCTGCGTCAAATGATGTTAAAACGCTACAGTCTAATGCAATTCGCTATTCTTCAGGTGTAAATAAGTTAACTAGTACTTCTAGCACAACTGAAAATGGATTATTAGAAATATATGATGGTGCTACTGGTTTTATGCTTATTAAAAGACCAGTTATAGAAAAACTTATAAAAAGTTATCCTGAAACACGCTATATTCCAGAGGTTTATGATGAAGAGTCTCAGAAAGGAATGTCAAAATACGCTATTTTTGATACCATGATTGATAATGGAAGGTATCTCAGCGAGGACTACACGTTTTGTCGTCGTTGGCAAAATATTGGTGGAAAAGTATACGTTGACCCAACAATAGTCTTAGACCATGTAGGAACTTACACTTTTAAAGGTGGAAATATATCGGAGGATAACTAAATTTATGGACACACAAATACCTCATTTTAATGTACTTATAGCCACACCTGGGCACTCAATGCAACAAGCTTATGTGCGTAGTCTTGCAAAAACTATTTACTTTTTTGATCAAAACCAAATTACTTGGAATTTTTTAACTGAGTACTCATCTTTAGTTGCTGACGCAAGAGAGAAAACTATCGGAGGACTAGGGTATCAAGATCCTAATGACTCTCGTCCAGGCCATGGATTATATAGTTACGATCGAATACTTTGGATCGACTCCGACATCGAGTGGGAACCAGAGGACGTACATAAGTTACTTAGTAATGACGTTGAAGTTGTTTCTGGCTGTTACATGCTTGCAAATGAAGAAGTGACAGTGTACCCAAAGGTTTTACGTGGAGGGATGACAAAAGAAGAAATAATGTCAAGAAAAAAACCTTTTGCTGTAAGAGGAGTTGGTTTTGGATTTTTAGCTGTAAAACAAGGTATATTTGAAAAAATAAAGCGTCCTTGGTTTTCACAAACGGAAGTAGAAGTAATAAATGAAGAAACTGGTGCTGTAGAGTATAAATTTCCTTTAATGGGAGAAGATCTTTCCTGGTGTGAAAAAGTTCACAGGATGGGAGTTACTATATGGGTAGATCCACTTGTTAGAGTAAATCATCACAAGCAAGTTAAAATTGAGTGGCCAAAGTAGCACTAAAGTTATTTTAAGTAAATAATAAATACTAAAGTTTAGAGAGGAAACTAGATGATTGACCCTAAAGGTGGAGAAGATATTATGCTAGAAAACCTAGCAAAATATGTTGATCTTGATAAGTATAATGTAAACATCATTAATTCTAAGTGTTATAGAGATTTAGTTGATATGGATAAGCGCAATATCTTATGGCAGCATATCCCCGCGAATCAAAGTGTTGTTCAAGGAATTAAAGATAAATATTTTAATAGATTAATAGATGCATATGTGTATGTCTCACACTGGCAGCATGAAAAATTTCGTTATATTCATCAAATTCATCTAGAAAATGCGTATGTAGTTAGAAATGCAATAGAATCAATTAGTTATGTAGAAAAGCCAAAAGAAAAAATAAAACTTATATATACTTCTATGCCATATCGTGGTTTAGATGTTTTACTTGACTCTTTTGAGCTTTTAAACAGAGATGATATAGAATTAGATATTTATTCTTCTACTCAGATATATGGCCAAGAATATGTAGAGTATGAAGGTAATAAATATGAGCAACTTTTTGATCGCGCTCGCAGTATGAAAAATGTTAACTATATCGGATATGCTCCACATAAAGATGTTATCTTAGCTCTTCAAAAAGCTCATATCTTTGCTTATCCTTGTATTTTTGAAGAGACAGCCTGTCTTTCCATGATAGAAGCAGGCGCAGCTGGATGTAACTTAGTTACAACAAACATTGGAGGATTACCAGAAACAGGTTCTATATATGCAAAGCTAGTTCCAATTCAAGCAGATGCCAAAATTCTTATTGCAAATTACGCCAAGGCACTAGAAGAGACTATAAATAATTATTGGTCACTTGAAAATCAAGAATTTATTAAAGAGCAATCTGATTTTTTTAATAAACACTATAGCTGGGAAACTAGAAAATATGAGTGGATTAAGATATTAGAATCTCTTCCAGATCAGGTTAAATAATGCCTTCTTCACACCCAGAAAATAAAAGTTGGCTGCTTAAGAAAATTAAGCAGATTAAACCTAAAAATATTTTAGACGTTGGTGCTGGAGAAGGAACTTATGGAGAATTTATAAAATCATTTATAAATTCTAACATTGTTATTGATGCAATAGAAGTTTGGCAACCATATATAGATCATTTTAATTTAAAATCAATATATGATAATGTTTATCAAAAAGACGTAAGAGTATACGATAATTTTGATTATGATATAGTAATTTTTGGTGATGTTTTAGAGCACATGTCAGCAAATGATGCTATTCAACTTTGGAATAGATGTTCTAAACAAGCAAAGTACGCGATAATATCTATACCTATAACTCATATGCCACAAGGGGCTTTCAATAATAATCCATATGAGATTCATGTGGAAGAAGACTGGAACTCTGAGCTAGTCTTAGAAAAGTTTCATAGTATTATTGACTATAAACTTTTTCAATTTACAGGAGCATTTATCGCAAAGTTTACTGGTAATTAGTTCTATGTTATTAACTAATAGTTTAGGTAAAATACATGAAAAAACACATTAATGTTCTTATTGCAACTCCAGGAAGATCAATGGAGGCAGAGTATGTAAAAAGTTTAATTTCAACAATAACTTATCTTAAAGACGTTGGAATTAGCTATTTATTTTTAAATGAGTACTCTTCTGCTGTAAGTACTGCTAGAGAAGCTACAGCAATGGGTTCTAAATTTTTAGACGCATTTAATCAATCTCCAGTTAGAGGAGAAGTTACATATGATAAATTCTTTTGGATAGATTCTGATATATCTTGGACTATAGCTGATTTTATGAATATGTATAGTTCAGATAAAGATATAGTTTCAGGAATATATATAGATCAATTTGGTACTCCTATGTTTGCAATAGACACTCCTGCAGGACAAGAAATTTCTGCTTATAAAATTATTACAGAACAAGAATATCGTGAGATATCATCTGCTGGATTTGGGTTTATTTGTGTAAAACAAGGTGTTTTTGAAAATATAAAAAGACCTTGGTTTGAGACTCATTTTTCAAAAATACATGGTAGTAACGGAGAAGAGTTTTTAGTCCCACTTGCTGAAGATTTTTCTTGGTGCAGAAAGGCTCAAGAAGCTGGATATAAAATATTTTTAGATCCTAGAGTTCAAGTTGCTCATCATAAGAAAGTAATGATATTCCCAAAAGATCTTATACGCAATCCAGAATTATAGACATTTATAAATTTATCATGATAAATTAGGCTTATGATTAAAGTTGCCGCATACGCTATTGCCCTGAACGAGGAGAAGCACGCTCAGCGTTGGGCAGACACCACTAAAGATGCAGACTTTAGATTAGTCTGTGACACAGGCTCTACAGATAAAACAGTAGAGATATTAAGAAGCAATGGGATTATTGTCTATGAAATAAGTGTAAAGCCTTGGAGATTTGATGTTGCAAGAAATACTGCTCAGAGTTTATTACCAGCAGATATAGATGTGTGTCTAAGTTTAGATTTAGATGAAACAGTAGATAAAGACTTTTTTAAAAAAGTAAAAGAGCACTGGGCGCCAGGGGCTAACAAAGGTTGGTGTGATTTTGACACTGGTCATACTTGGCTAGGTGCTCGCTTGCACGCTAGAGATGGTGTGTATTGGAAATATCCTATTCATGAAGTATTTGTTCCTTCCCTTGATACACCTTTGATGAGTTGCACTATTCCTACCAAGATGTACCACAAACCAGATAATACAAAATCTCGCGGGCAATATATGACAATGTTAATTGCTGCAAGTAAAGAGTTTGGTGAAGACCATCGAATTTGGGTATATCTGTGTCGTGAATATTACTATTACAAGATGTGGGATTTAGTAATTAGTAGCGCTCAAAAAGTTAGTGATTTTAGTAAAGACTGGTTCGTGGAACGTGCAGCAGTATGTAGATTTGCATCTGAAGCATGCAGAAATTTAGGAAGACTTGAAGAAGCACACACGTGGGCAGATAAAGCAATTTCTATCGACCCATGCGGTGAGGCGTATTATGAAAAAGTACGTTGCTACTATGAACAAAGTGATTGGGGTGGGGTGTGGGAAACTTGCAAACTAGTTGCTACATGCCAACCAACTAATCACTACCTATCATCTGAAGCTCTATGGAATTGGATGCTAGATGATATGAGAGCGCTATCTGCTCATTACCTAGGTGATAAAGCAAAGGCAGTAGAGTATGGAGAAAAAGCACTTATAGGAAATCCAACGGATGCCAGATTAATAAATAATATGGTTTTTTATAAGCAAGGTATCTAATGACTCAGCCAAATGTATTTTTAGCCCTTCTTGTAAAACAAAAAGAAGCCGTTCTTCCATTATTTCTAGAAAGTCTCAACAACTGGGACTACCCTAAAGAAAACATATTTATCTACATCAGAACTAATAACAACACAGATAACACAAAAGGGCTTTTAGAAGAGTGGATAGAAGAGTACGGTGATAAATATAAAGGGCTAATCTACAACAGCGAAGATGTTCCACAAAAAGTAGAGCAGTACGATGTTCATTTCTGGAATGGTGAAAGGTTTAGAGTCTTAGGAAAAATTCGTCAAGAGAGTATGAACCAAGCCTTACTCACAGATTGTGAATACTACTTTGTAGTAGATATAGATAACTTTTTGTTCCCAGAAACACTCAAAGAATTAGTCAAACTAGACCTACCTATAGTTGCCCCATTTTTAAGATACGCGGTTGCTTTCGGTGAAAATGCTGATACTCCTGTAGAGGCTGCTAAGCGAGAAGGTCACATGAGTATGTATTACTCAAACTATCATGACAAGGTAGATGACTTTGGTTCAATTATTGCAGAAGATGTTTACTACAAAATTTTAAATCAAGAGGTAAAAGGACTAATTGAGTGCATGTGCGTTCACTGCACCTACCTAATTAAAAGAGAGCATCTCTCTGAACTTACTTACCTAGAGGAGTCAGACCGCTGGGAGTACATGGTTTTTTCTAACTCTGCCAGAGACAAAGGGATACCTCAGTACATAGACAATAGAACTATATATGGCGTACTCACATTAAGTGAAAATCTTGGGGCCTCTAGATGGTGGTTTAACTATCTAAAAGATGAAAAAAATAGAACAGAAAAATATAAATCTATTATTAATTTTAGTTAAGAGTTACAGTACGTTTTGGTTTCCAACCAACCCTTTCAAACTCTAAAAGAGTAGTTACATCTAAATTAAATGGGCTCAGCGACAAATCTAGGCATCTATAGTCACCATTATTAATATCTCTATTAACTAAATCTGCCGAGGCAAAATCATTAGTTACTAAAGAAAATTTTGAAGACTTAATAATTTTTACAAGTATGTCAATCACATCTTTATTACATAAATGCTGCAGAACATCTTTGCATATTATTAAATCTACTTTTGGTATTTCATAAGTAGTTATGTCATGACTAATAAACTCTACGTTAGAAGCAGAGTAAGAATTATTGTTAGACTCTATGACAGACTCTACAACATCTACACCTAGGTATGAAACAGATGATAAATCAAGAAACTTAGAGAACTGCCAGTCCCCACATCCAAGGTCAAGCACAGTTTTTATTTCAGGTTTATTAATATATTTTTGTAAAACATCTACATACTCTTTTACATTTTCTATCTTAGAGCCAGCTCCAGAGCCCCCATGCCAGAGGTCTTCTTTGTAAATTTTAGAAAATACCTCTTTGTTATTCATTTTACATAAGCCTATCTGTCCATGTTTTCGGGGTTTTGTCGGTAACAAACTCTAGAGGCAGGTGATAATTAAACTCCCTAGCGCCTTTAGACTTAATCCAATTTACTAATTCTACTAACCCAGAGTCTAACGAAGTAGTAGTTTTGTAATTTAAAAGCTCTCTTGCAAGATTGGCTGAACAATTAGCGTGAAAGACTTCTTGAGGCCTTCCTGGCATATAAATTGACTCTAACTTAAAATCAAGAATTATTGATAGTTTATAGGCCAACTCATTTATAGTAATAAACTCTTCATCTGGACCTATATTAATAGTTCTCCCATGAGCAACATCGGTCTCACATGCAATCATTAGAGGGTCAATGACATCTTGCATAAATGAAAAGCATCTTTTTTGCTCGCCATTTCCATAGATAATAGGTTGCTTGCCTTGAAGCATTCTATTTATCATAATCGAGGCTACGTTTCTGTAAGGGTCATCAAATTTTTGCCTAGGGCCAATAATGTTGTGTGGAACCAGTATTACGTAATTAAGCCCGTGAGTATCTGCAATATTTTTTATCATAAGTTCAGCCGCATATTTTGCAATCCCATACGGATCCTGAGGCTTAGGAGTCATTGACTCAACGAATGGAACTACATCTTGAGTCCCATATCTTGCCATAGAAGATAGGTGAACAATTTTTTTAACATTTGCCTTTACACAAGCACTCATTATGTTTGTAGTTATCTGCATAGTGTTTCTGACAACTAGAGAGGGGGAAAATACGGAAAGTCCTTCATAGGCAGTACACGCACTGTGCACTACCAAATCTACATCTTTAAAAAGTGGCTGAATCAGTTCTAAATTATCTAAATCTAAATTATTAAAGTCAACACCTGATGGAACGTTTTCTTTATAGCCACCTAATAAATTATCTATTCCTACAACCTCGTAGCCTTTAGCAAGAAAAGAATCTGCTAAGTGACTTCCCATAAATCCTGCTACACCAGTTATTAGAACCTTCATTTATTAATCGCCTCTTTTAATTTTGTAATATCACTTTGAAAATTTGTCATTTTATATCTAGCCAAAGCGTTTCTATCTCGCTCATACATCCAAGGAGAGTTTATTGCATCATATAAATCATCAACAGGTGCTTTACGAACAGCGTAGTGGTGATGCTCTAAAATAACTTCAGGGCAATACCTTAATGTTCCCATAAAATCACCTAATAGTTTCCAAAAATTATCTATATATAAGTGTAGTAACTCGGGAGGGGCTAAATATCCAAGAGTTTTTACAATATTTGAATCAAAACAAGTTCCATTGCTAGGCAAACGAGCACTCTGAGCCAAATCATCTGGGTACGAAATACCCATAGGCACATCTTTTATTGCATTAATAAGGTTTTCATCCCACTTAGGTGTCATCACAGTTGTGTCATCGGCTGCCCAGAGAATGTAGTCATAATCATTCATATATTTATTTGCCATACGATTTAGTTTTTCGTTTACACCTAATTGCTCTGGTTTAGGTCCTATCTCGTACTGAACACCACTCATTCTTGGGTATAAAGCATGATCGTCTTCATCTAAACAAGCAATTATGTCCGAGACCGTTGAGTGCTGTCTTAAAGACTCCACTGCTCTAACAAACCTTTTAGGGCGAGTTCTAGATGGAACTAGTATCACCGAGCGAGTCATGTATAAATTTTAACACGGAATACATAAAAATAGGGACTACTCTCTATAAGTAGTCCCTATCTTTAGAGTAAATTACTTAGATATGCCCTCACCCTTAATGACTGTTTCTTGTCCTGTAGCAAGATCACGGACTACAAGCGAAACGGTGTAATCACGACCTTCTCCAAGAGATCCAACATTTAGAGTCTGAGCAGAGCCATCTGTTCCAATTGCAGTAGTTGAGCCAGATTTATTATCACGAACAATAAGAGTTGCCCAAGATTTACTTGCATCAAAGTTTGGAACTGCAGGCATTGCAATAGCCACAGATAAAGCACCTGAAGAATCTACAACTCGAGAAGAGATAGATGGAGCAGTAATGGTTGCTCTATCTGTGGTGTCACTTCTGGCTGGAGTTGGTGCTGGAGCAGTTGAAGCAACAGTTGCAACTACAGGGTTTGATATTACAGTTTCAGTATTTGTCAAAGTATCTCGGATTACAGTTTTTACTGTGACATTTTGGTCTTGAGGCAGGTCATTAATAGTTACGGTGTTTTGCCCCTGCATTAGACCAACAGAGGTAGTTGAGCGACCATCTGTAACTGTGTAAACAGAAACAACTGATGTAGATGGCAAGTCTTGGATACCAGCAACATCAACAGTCATTGAGACCGAGTTGTCCGCATTAAGTACCTGAGTTGTAACTACAGGTGAGTTTGCTTGCGCTACAGCAGGACCAGTTGGCTCCGTAGGCAGTGTTACAGGAGATAGTTGGGTAATTCCATATGTAGGGGTAACCTTTACATCAGGTGCAACATAAACAGAAACAATCGACCCCTGAGTAATTGGCTTAAGTCTGGTCACACCATTTGAATCAACATACTTAACGCCAGCACTAGCAGGAAGTTTTACAATAATTCCGTATGAGTCGATAACTCTATTTGGTGAGTAGCCATCCCATGTCACAATGCGGTCAACAACGCCATCGACAATAACTGCATACTTTGCCTTAGGAGTTGGACCATCTGTAAGACCAGACATCTGCGGTGTTGATGTGATTGCATCTAAAGTAATTGCAAAGTAACCATCTGCTCTTGTCTGAAGCAAATCTTCTGAGTTCATTCGAGATACTGTGCTTTGCGCATCTGTATCTGCTACCCAGCCAGCAAATGCTGGACTACCAATAAGTGTTAGCGCTACCGCTAAACCTAATATACGTACTTTATTCTTTAACACACTATCTCCTAGTCATTTTGTCTCTTGAGAGGCAATACTAGTAGGTGTGTCAAAAAATAGCAAGTGGGCTATGAAACTGCTTTTTTACGCTTGTTTTTCTTCTTTAGTTTCTCTTTTTTCTTCTCTAATTTGGCTGCTTTATCGATTTTTTCAGCCTTGTACGCCTCTACCGCGTTGGCGCTAGTTCTACTTCTCCAAGCAAAGCCACACTCGGTACAGGTAACAATTTTTGCTGTAGTCCATCTTCCAGTTGTTGATAGTTTTTCTACAGATGTTTCTAGTTTGCTAGGTCTTGCAGTACAAAATGGACAATTAGGGTATCTACGACGTCGAGTCTCTTCCCCAAGATATGAGACGGAAAGAGTTCTGCGAATTTCAATTTCATCTTTGCCTCCCCATATTCCCCAGATTTGTCTGTGTTCTAAAGCCCACTGTAAACAATCTTTTCTTACAGGACAAGAAAAACATAAATTTTTAGCGTCATATTTTTCAGAGAAATCTTTAGAGAAGAACCAATCTAAATATTTTTTATTGGCTGGTTTAGCGCATAAAGACTCGCTTTGCCATTTAAGGCTTTCTGCTGGTTTCCACATATACTCTATTTTAAACTAAAGTACTATAAATCTACTGACTAAAACACTATATTTACTATATTTCTATCCAAGTAGTTAATTCAATATTTTCGACTATATCACCATACTCAGTCTCAGAATTTTCGTCGCAGACAACGTACTCAAACTCTTCCTCTAGAATGCCACACCAGCCCCTAGTAATTTGACAATTTTCAATTAACTTAAAACTATCTCCTAAAGAATCAGCAACTCCATCTCTTTGAATAGCAGATGCTAGTGCTCTAGAAACAAGATCGTTATCCATATCTACGTGATCTAGTGTGTAGTAAACGGTGGCTTCTGAGTTTTTTTTATCATAGCCAGAACCATTCCACTCACACCAAAGCTCTTCCCCAGGTCTTGTGTCTTTTTTCATTAGTTTTTCTAGGCTCTATTCCTCTTCTGTAGAGTAGAAATTAAACTCAAAGTCTTTGGAAAACTCATCGTTAGTAAAATACACCTCTTCTTGCTTTTTTAACTCGTATATCCCAGCGATAGTTACCGACCCACACATACAGCAGACATCTACAGAGCCAGTGTTTATTATCTCTGGGATATCTACACCAACAAGTTTTACAAGGATGTTGCCATCCTCATTCACACTCTGAGGCTCCCATTTGGAGTGCTCTTCCATCCAGCACAGTTCGCAAAGAGCCATAGGGCTAAGCATTGAACCGTCTTCCATATATAGCCTCTCTCTAGGCATATCTAGTAGGACAATTCTAGTTGTATTTCCCATTCTAGATTTATTTTAAATCTATATTTACAGAAATTTTTTGATGCTTCCTTATATTAGTTCTGTCCTTGGGGCTTAGCCCTCCCCAAAAACCAAATAATTCATTTTTAATGGCCCAGTCAGCGCACTCGGCTTTATGAGTACATCTTTTACATATGGAGTTTGCCATAACATATGTACTCATTGAGTCCACTTTCTTTTCATCTTTATCTTCAGTGTAAAATATCTCTACACCCACTTCTGCGCATAACGGTTCTTCAAATTCCCATGGTCCACGAGACACTTGGCTCTCCTTTTAAAGTTTGGTTATATGGTTATTAACTTACTAACTAATTTTTCTTGCTCTCCAAACTTCCTACTTCATAACCACATGCAGCATAACCAGCAATATCAACCCAAGTGTCAGGTTGGAATCCAGACTTAGAAGCGTACCTAGCCACTTTAAGCCCAACCATCATCATTGCAACATCTTCATTGGTAATATTAATACCTAGAGTTACAGACCAAATTTTTGCTGTTCGTTCAAAATTATCTTCAGGGTCTCCGTACTGTTTGTTTCTTTCCCCCGAAATAATTCTGGCAGCCTCTCGCAACGCTTCAACACGTAAGGTAGTAGTTTCACTAGTTGTCGTTGTTTCTTCTTCATTACCTGATGTCATCTTTTATCCTCGCTATAACTAGAGCATTGTATTTTTTGGGAAGATTTTTATCAGCGGTGCTTTCAACACTTACTTCATAATTAACGTATTTTAGTGGGTCATCAGAGTTTATTGCAAGGTAAGAAGATATCTCTTCTTTAATGTTGTCAATAATTTCTTGGTGGTTATCCCCAGGTACGCAAAACTTATATGTAACTGTTTTCAAGTTACAAGCGCTTTTCTAATTGTTCTGCTCTCAAATGGACTCCGTCTAGAAGAGGAGTTTTATTGTCATCACTTTTAACAATAATATCTCCATAGCGAATGCCTACAACGCGACCTCTTCTTCCATTAAAGTCTTTACCGCTCTTATTATCAAAAGCATCAAACTTTATTCGAACGTAATCTGCCAAGACAATTGAGCCAGGAGTTACTTGAACCCAAGTTTCGCCCTTTTCTTCTTTTACAAGAGCGTGACCTAATGACAACTTAGCAAAGATAGCAATAATATCTTTAGAGTAGTCAACTTTTTCTTCTTTATTTTTTTCTTTTACATCTTCCCATGACTTGAGAAGAGTTAAAACAGAGTCACCAACAATTCTTCTGGTCTTATTTTTTGTCAGTTGCTCTTTCACCCAAGCGATATCTACATCAGCCATTTTTTGTTCCTTTCTTAGTTAGTTTGTTTATTACTTTTGTAACAGTATGTTTCCGATATTCTCTTTTACACTCTCCCACGAGGGTATATTTTGAATATAAGACTCTTTTTGCTTTTTAGATAGTTCAACTCTTTCTATAGGGCTCATCTCCTCTATAGAGTTTGGAAGCATCGACCACTCTGGACCCATACTTGTGGTCAGTCTCCAGTCGGTAATTGCTGGTACCCCAACATATAGTGCCTGAGACAGAGTGGGGAACCACCAAGGGTTTCCAGACTTATAGACTGAAACTAGTGCACCCATAGAGTTAGTTAATCTAGTGAGTATGTCTTTATTGCCTTCCCACTTAGTCGCTCTGTAGTTGACCTGAGGATTAGACAGGGATACAGACACTTTACGATACCAATCAGTCTTAGGGTTATCGATACACCAATAATTTCCATCGGCATAGTTTTGAATCGGGTTATTAATTTCTAAAAGAGCGGCGTCTGGGGACACTAAAAATAATTTTGTTCTATCTACATTAGGTATGTATTTAGTAACTACTTCTTCTTTCGACCAAGGATATGATGGAATAATTGTTTTAGGCCAAGCATTTCCATAAAGTTTCTTAGCGCCCTCTATAACATTTTCATAGTTTTTAGGCTCCTGAGCCAACTTATACTCTCGCTTTTTAGAGTAAAAACTTCCAAAGAAGGATTCAGGTTTTCTGTATATATCTCCTAAACTAAAGTAAAGTTTGTGGGGGTCAATGGTGTCCATAAATAGGGATAGAGTCCCTAAATCACTAGCGTGATTAATTACAGACAGCGCCCCGTATGCCCTATGAGATGCAATACCTGTTGGTTTAGAGATACCTACCAAGACAGAATCATATTGAGATAAATAATCTTTACTCATAGTTACTGAAGGATCTTCCCAAGTAACATCAAAACCTAATTCAGTTAAAGCAATATTAATAATTCCAGCAAATGAAGGATTCTTTTCGTTTGTATTTTTGGACGCGTGGGAAGCAGTGCATCCTGTAATTAATACCTTCATAGAAACCTCTTATATCTAAGATGATTACTAGATGTTGTTGTTAATTCCCCTGAACAACAACAACACCTAGTAAACTCTATCTTTTATTTAGAACGGGGCAGCAGGAGCGGCAGCAGGTGCTGGCGCTGGAGCAGGTGCTGGTGCAGGTGCTGGTGCTGCTGCAGTTGTAGGTGCTGCAGAAGTTTGTGCGGCGATTGGGTAGTAGTTCTTGATTTCATTCTTCTTAGAACCATTCCAAGTACGTGTGCCAACCTGAGCACGGAAACGCTTACCATTAATTATTTGCTCGATTTGAGCATTGGTTGGCGCTGGTTGCTGTAGGAAGTAATCACGAGGAACACCAAGAGCATGCATCTTTTTGAAAAAGATACCAAGAGCAGCAGGGCTATCTGGAGAAACAACTAAGTTGTCCCAGACAAGACGCTTGTTATGAGCGCCACCCTCAACCTGCGCTTTTACAGAGAACATTGTTTTGCCACTCTGTGTCATTTTGTGTGTAGCTTCTACAACTACAACATCATAATCGCCATCTGGAAGCGGATCATAGTTTCCTGATTCGCCTGCTTCTTTGATGAGGTCACCCCAGTTTAGAGTACTCATTTGTTATACCTCTTTCTTTTCTTTAGTGGTTTTTTCTTGAGCAGTTTGCTTAACTCCAAAAATAGTATTAAGCATTACTTCGATTGATAACTTATCTTGTTCGACTATAGAACCTAGGCGACCTTGTACTCGCTCGCCAGCCTCATAATCATTTGTTCTTTCCACATACATACGCCTTACTTTGTAAGGAGGCTGTAATGGGTCTGGGTTTGCCATTTGCTCTACTGTCAACGCACCAAGAATGTCGTAAAAATATGGTGCTTGAATTGCTAGTTGACCTTGTAGATATGGACGGTGTCTTCCATCCTGACTTGTTCTTGACATAGCAGTTAGTACAACTGCTTCAAGAG